ACGTCTCTGTTGCCGATAATGAATCGACAAACGAAAATAATTTAATTCCATTTATTGAAGACGCCTCTGCCACTGGAAATGTAGGTTTAGAATCTGACGGAGATTTTACTTATAATCCCTCTACTGGAACAGTTACGGCCACAATTTTTTCGGGTGCTTTATCTGGAAATGCAACCACAGCAACCACAGCAACTAACGCAAACCATATTTCAGTAGCAGATAATGAGTCCACTAATGAAAATAATTTAATACCTTTTATAGAAGATGCTTCTGCCACAGGTAATGTTGGACTTGAATCAGACGGAGACTTTACTTATAACCCAAGCACAGGAACTGTTACAGCTACAAAATTTGTTGGCGATGGTTCAGGTTTAACAGGTATTGATACAGGATCAGGGGCGCAGGGTGGAAGTAATGATGAAATATTTTACTTAAGTGATAAAAATGCAACTGCAAACTATACTGTCACAGGTCATAATGCGATGGCCGCTGGCCCTTTAACTATAGATAGTGGCGTTACAATTCAAGTTGATTCTGGTTGCGCCCTTACAATTGTTTAGTAAAATTTTATTATGAGCCAATTAAAAGTTAACAGTATAATTCCAGTTGCAGGAGTACCGACAGGTGGTGGTGGTGGAATAATTCAGATTGTACAGACAACTAAAACTGATACTTTCACTTCTACATCTACAAGTTTTACAGATATCACTGGAATGAGTGTAAGTATCACACCAACATCATCGTCAAGCAAAATATTAATTAGTGCTGAAATAAATTATGGGGGTAATAATTTTAATTTTTTCTGTAACTTGCTTAGAGGTTCTACGATATTAAATGCACCGTCAAGCGGTAATAATCCTTGCACTGTTGCATTATGTGGGATAACGACTACTACATATCAAATATTTAATGGATCGCTTGTTTTTTTAGATAGCCCCTCAACTACAAGTGCCACAACATATAAATTACAAATTGCTTGTCAGAGTGGTGGAGAATTTTTTCTTAATAGAAGTAAAAGGGATTCAAGTGCTGATTCTGTGTGTAGTTCTACTATTTCTGTAATGGAGGTGTCAGCGTGATTACTTCCGTGTATAATTTATTTAAAAACTGATTATGAGTTTAGATCACGAAGCTATACGCAAAGCCTATCCAAACGCTGTAACGATTGATGATAGCGCAGGGGCTTTTGATGCTGACGGTAAATCAATAACTCTTGATGATAGTCTTGTGACGGCGGCAAGGACCACTTTAAACAATGAAGCGGCGGCGATTTTTTATCAAAAACAAAGAACAGGCGAAGCTGGTACTACAGATACTATCTATCCATCAATAGGAGATCAGTTAGATAATCTTTATAAAGATATTGTTGCTGGAACAGTAACAACATCAGGTGCGTTTGCAACTGCAATTAAAGCAACTAAAGACAAGTATCCCAAGCCATGAGTACATTAAAAGTCAACGCCATTACTGAAACAGATGGGAGTGGTTTTCCTTTTATTAGTAATGCTCAACAATTTAGATTATTAGCTGATCAATCTGGTTCGGGTTCTAATGGAACTGTTTTAACTAATTGGGAAGAAAGCGATACAGATTACCAAAGTATCGGTTCTAATTGGTCCCAAAGTAGTGGTATATTTTCGTGTTCTGCTACTGGCATTTATTTATGTACTTATTCTATGGTTGTAGGAGCTACAAATACAGAGGATATGTATGACCCAAACGTACAAATTTCAACTGACTCAGGTTCTAATTATAATACTAGGGCAAAAATCTGGGCGCAAGTTAGAAGTAGTCCTAATGTACAAGGTAATTCGCCTACTCAAATATTTTTGTTTGATGTAGCTAATACAAGCACATTTAGACTGAGATACAGAGAAAGCGAAGATAATTCTATAGCTACTGGAACTACAATCAAAGGTGGCACAAATATGGTTTTAACAAATATCATGTTTATTCGTTTAGGAGATACTTAAATATGAGCCAACTTAAAGTCAATTCAATCGTTCCTGTCGGTGGTCTACCAAGTGGTTCTAATGGTGGAATTATTCAAGTAAAACAGACAGTTAAAACAGATTCTTTTAGTTCAAGTTCAAGTTCACTTGTAGATATAACAGGATTTTCGGTATCTATAACACCTTCATCTAATTCAAACAAAATTTTAATATATGTAAGTATAGGAATAGCGGCAAACTCAACCTCTAGTGCAACTTGTTTTGCTTTATTAAGAGGAAGCACAAATCTTACCAGTAATACGAGTGGTGGATTTGCTGATACTTCAAACTGTTTTGCTTCTGTAGGTGGCGGTGGAACAAGTGATAATGATAGAAAAACCTTATCGCCTAGTATTATGTTTTTAGATAGTCCTAGCACAACTTCTGCTACGACTTATAAAGTTCAAATGCTAAGTAGTGGTGGAAGTACAGGTTTTTTTAATCAATGGGGTCAAAATACTGATCAAGGCGCAGTTTCAACAATTACAGTTATGGAAGTAACCACATAATGGATATTTTAAAACAAAGAAAAGAGCAACTTCTTAAAGAAAATCAAGAAGCAATACAAGAATATGAAAAAGCAATACAAGCCGCAAATATGTTCAAAGCTAAAGCATTTTCTTGTCAGGAAAGATTGAAAGAAATTGAAATGTTACTTATTGAATCAAAAGAAAAGACTAATTAATTTTTTCTTGCATTTGTCTTGTCATCAAACTCATAGTGACGTAAAGAGGTGACAAAGCTACAATAAGCAGTAATACAAGCACGCTTGAAAAAGATAGTGCTTTTAAAATTGCAAATTTAACCATGTTTCAAAAGATTTGTCAGATAGCTTCATTGTTGTCTCTTTTACTTTCTGTGTCAATGCTTGGCGGTGGATACTTTGCTTATAAATATGTAACAAGTCCACAACTGAAAAATAAAATCATGAATGAAATCATGCTAAATGTTCAGCAATCATTACCAAAAGTTTTAGATAGCAAAATTCCAGATTTGACAGGACCATCAATTCAAATACCAAAAAAGGAAAAGTAAGTGGAAATACCACAGATCGTAATACCTGAGATACCTTTAATAAAAATTAAAACCTATACACCTACAACTAATCAGAGTTTAAATATTGCTCTGCCTAAAATTGACATGGCTGGCTGTACAAAGACGCATAGGGATGCCTCTGTTAAAAATACACAAATCATATCTGATGACCCAAATGGGGCTTATTATAGCTGTCCAGCAGGGCATACAATCCCATCTTATGTTCCTATTAACTATGACCCAAAAAAACTGGAATATCAACAAGAAGAATCAAAACCTACATCGAATACACCGCCACCGCCACCTAGAGAAAATCCAGAGATCCCTCCAAACAAAAAAGAAGATATTGTATTCTTTACAGATTGCCCTGATCCTAATTCAAGCAGAAGAATTGGGGACTATGCTAATGATAAGAAGCTAGAGAGGATTGTTGCTTTTGAAAGAGATAGCGAAGGTGTCTGCCAAGCATTATTTGAATCAGTCCCTTTCCAAGAACAGTACATACCACCTGTTAGCCTCATCATTAATACTGTTTTTATCGGCGTTTTGGCTGGTGGGTCTGCTGCGATTGTTCCAATTATTCAAGGTCTAGCTAAATCATCTATGAAAAAATTAGGTAAAAAATTTATTAAAGAATCTAATCAGGATTAATCTTGTGAGTATGTGGCACAACTTGATTAGGCTTTGGCTCTAAGTAAATATCTGCACATAAATTGAACCAAGGGCTATTTTTTTGCACTCGGATTCCATTAGCCAGCAACGATCCACATTCACGAATACGGGCGATCTGCCAGTCTAATCTTTTGTTTTCTAATATCTGTTGTTGTAATTTTACTTGCGTTGTTGCTGCTTTTTCACAGGTAGACTGTAATGACCTATCAAGAGGGATTGTAAAATTTAAACTAAATCCTGTATTTACTGCGAAACTATCCTTGTTTGTACCAGAATAATTCTCTTGATAAAATAAAATATCCCCAGCATTGTCTGGCACACCATCATCATTTGCGTCTGTGGGGTCATAAAAAGGTGTTTCATAATAATGATCAAATGGCTTTCTATAGTTTGCCCCAAAAGTTATAAAAGGAGAAAATGTAAGCGTTGCTCCCTGACAAACAATATTATTTCCAAATTGGTTAGTGGTCATATTTCCTGTCAAACTTTGGATTGCCATATTTGTAACCGAGCCATTATTTGATTGACTTACAGCATTAGCTAACACCTGTGTTGGCGAAAGCAAAATTATTGAGAGAATACTGAGGTACTTGTGACTACACTTTCGCTTTCTATTTGCCTGTTGATGATCGTCATATTTTGAAGCCCTGCCCCCTTGTAAGTCTCTGTAAATTGGAATGCGTTGTCTGTAACTTGCCAGTTTGGTTTTGATGAAAGATCTAATCCTGTCCATGTATAAACAGTTCCATTTATAGTTTCATTAATAGTTGTGGGAGGTGGAGAAATACTGTCAGTGTCCATAGAGACGCCAACACCTGTAACTGTGTATTCATATCCTGTGGAGTAGTCAAAACTGGTAACTGTCTCGGACAAAGAGGTAGTAGTATTTGTGGTACTTGAAACTGTACCAACAGTAAAGGCTGGCGTGATTGGCTGTGCATTAGCTGGTATGACATAAAAAAACAGTAGCAGTAAAAGTTTTTTCATTCATCATTTTGTAGTCACTGAAGTTACAAACTGACCTGTTGTTACAGAACCAGCACCGCCAGCATCTAAATTTTCGATTGTATGTGCAGATGTAATATCAACATCAAATCCTGTACCAACACCAGCAGACGTTGATGTAATACTACCAAAGTTATTTACTTCACCAACACTTAAATCACCTGATTGCATAGTATCAGGCTGTAATAGTGATTCTGTCAAAGACCAGTTTGTTGCATTAGAGTTTATTGAATATTGTCCAGCGTCAAAAGTTACAGCACCAGTTGTAGCGTTTACACTAAAGCCACCTAGCTGATCTCCAGTATTTGTGGTTCCAACATTTGTTCCAGAGGCTGAATAACTACCACCAAGTCTTTCAACTTGAGTACCAGCAGCGTTTACTTGGATTGATACAGATGTAGTCAAGCTTGAAGTAACATCTGCATAAGCATAAGACGGAAAAAGAAAAAGAACTAAAGTCAGTAATTTTTTCATTTTTTTACTACTCCAACTTTGGAATCAGAATTGTCAACTATCTTAACATTACCATTTACCTTCTTTTTGTCATTATTTTTCTTGATGTTTAGGCCGTACTGAGCCGTCACAGCACTTAAAAGTCCAGCTGCGAAGGTGGTATCAATTTGTCTTGTAGGGTTCGGATTAAAGTACGACCAAGAAATGACCCCCAAACTCCAAAAAAGAATAATCATCTGCACCACATTGGCAATCAGACCATTACCTTCTTTTTCTTCTTGATCTTCCATGAAATTAAGGTTTCTTGTCTAATACTAGCAATTTAGCTAAATTAAGATAAACAAACAAATCATGTCTAAATTTCTAATCAACTTATTTATCAGGTTTGGAAAATCGGAATCTGTGAGAAAAGGGCTTTTGCTTATGCTTAAGTCCGCTGCTGAAAAAAGTGACAATGACGTTGATGATGCAATCGTCAAAATGATAGAAGAGAAGCTCTTTCCAGTAAAATGATTAAAAAGTTTCTAAATATCGACATAGAAAAAGCTCCTCCAGAAATGGAACTAGAAGTTGAGCTTCAATGCAGACAAATCATGGAGTCTGATGACATTGATAATATAAAACGATACTGCACTCACTTAGTCAGGTATAAATTAAAACAAGATATGTTTTTATCCTCTATTCTCAATCACTTTGTTGACCTTGAGTTTGTCAAACCTAAAAGAAGAAAAAAGCGTTTTAAGTTATTCTAAAGTTTTCTCGTACTCATCAATATATTTATCTTCAAAGTCTCTGATTAACATATTATCTGTTTTATCAACTTCATAATTAAATTTCAAGACCGCAGTTCTTATATGCTCTTTAACCCACCGACCCTCTTCATAAACAACTTGAGCCTTGCCATTTTCTTTTATAAAAACATAGTGGTCCTGTCCCTTTAGCTGTATATCTAAAAAGTTTTTTTCTAAATCTTTACGTCTAATATCTTTCAGTTTTCTAAGTTTGACTGAAGAATGTTCTTTTTTTTTCATTTTAACTCCAAAGTAATCTCAACCCAAGACGGTTGTGGTTTGCATCCATCAATGAGTCCATAAAAAGGGTTATTCATAAACTCATAAGTTCTTTTACCATCGGTGTAAATCATGCCGATATAAGGGTTTTTGTAAAATTGCTTTTGTTTAGTCATTTTGATGTTTTTCAAAAAATAAAGCCAATCTCTGAATAGATGAGAGGGATTCTAGTTTTCTTTGAACTTGTTTGTATTTTCTATCA